CCAAGTGCCTTGACTTGTAGAGAATCACTTGCGATTTCGATAGAACTATCATCAACATTAACATCAATTGTGTTACCAGTTTTTGATAGAGCATCACCAGCAGAAATCTGTCCAGCACCAGAGAACTGATCGAATGTAATATTGTCTGTTCCAAGTGTTGGTGTTCCGTTGTGTGTAGCAACATAACCGTTGTCTGCGTTGTTAGTTCCCTCTTCAACAAAGGTAAACGCACCACCAGTAATTTCAGATGCTTCGTTTGCATCTGGTGTTCTGGTAAGAACGAATGCAGCAGAACCAGAACCTACAGTTGTTACTTTATAGAAACCGTTCTGTGTTTGTGTGGTTTGGTCTTTAACAAGAACTCTATCATCAACAGAAAGTGATACACCATCAATTGAGATAGCACCGTTTGCGTTTGCAGTCAATGTTCCGTTTGAGTTATTATATGTTGCAGAAAGATTTTCAGTTGTAGCAACTCTTACAGAAGCCTTAACATCAAGTCCATTTGCAACTTGATCAACATATGCCTTGTTTACTAAAGACTGTGATTGGAATCCAGCACGAGACTCATAACCAGAAGGAACAATGACTGTTGCAGTTCCGTTTGGAGAAAGTTCTAAGTCACCGTTTGTATCTGTTGTTGAAACAACATTACCATCAACTGTGATATTATCAACATCAAGTGAAGTGATACCATTCAAGTCTGTCTGAGTTCCACCAAGTGAAACTGTGTCAGAACCGATTGTTACAGAACTATTTACAAGTTTTGCATTTGTGATTGAACCAGCAAGTTGTGTATTTGATACACCACCAGACTTAATAGTAACGTCACCAGAGGCAACATCAAAGTCAGCAGTGTTAAAGGTTGCAACACCCTTGTTAGAAGAAGTTGCATCCTCAGCAGTAATTGTGATTGTGTTATTAGATACTGTTGTATCAATACCTTCACCACCTGTGAAAGTGATTGTCTCGCCACCATTTACTGTATCAGTTGTGCCACTGTCTGCGGCATAATCGAATGAAGTTGAAATGGATGCAGTTCCAGCAGCAGTCAATCGTCCTTGTGCGTCAACTGTGAAAGTTGGGATTGCAGTAGACGAACCATAAGAACCAGCAGTAACAGCAGTGTTGTCTAGTGCAATGGAAAGTCCATCACCAGCATCGTCATATGTTGCTGTTAGGCCAGTTCCACCAGAAACCAATGCACCCACAATATCTTCAACACGTTCATCGTTTAGAGTAACCGCACCACTGGTTACTGTAAAGTCAGTTGCGTCAAAAGAGGCAATACCTTTATTTGTATCAGATGCATCTTCACCAGAAATTGTTGTTGTTCCAGCGGCATCATCATATGTTACATCAATACCTTCACCGGCCTGAATCTGTCCACCAGAAACGTCTTCAATAAACTCTTCTAGTGTAGTCGAAGTATCCCCAACATAAACATTAGAGATGACTGTTTTACCAGTTCCATTAGGAGTAATGGTGATGTCGCCATTTGTATTTGTTGAGGTAAGTGCGTTACCGTCTAATTTAAGATTGTCTACACTCCACTCATCGACTTTCTTATTGGAGTCAACGATAACACCGGCACTTGCAGTAACCGTTCCGTGTGTATGGTCAAGTAGGTCTGTATAATACTTACCACCAACTACTAGTGGAGTATTTGTGTTCGTTGTCGGGTCACCGATGAACAGTCTACCACCGTTACCACCGGCATCCGTATCTGTTGCAGAAGTATCGTATAGATATGCGAGTTCTCCTTGCTCCAGAGTGGATGGCAGATTGGCAGTTGTGGTGCGTTTAATTTGAATAATTGTTGCCATTTTTTTCTACCTTTTGTTATTAAAATGTTCCACCGTTTAGACGGATTTCGCCCGTAGTGGTTTCTATTCTATTTGTTATTTCAAACTTTTCTGTTGTATCATTATATTGAATCATTGCGCCATCTTGAACAGATGATGCATCCACATCAGAAAGTTCTACAAGTCTACCGCCAGTTGCACCAGAATCCCCTTTGGGGCCTGGGACAGTAATGCGAGTTACTTGCGGTTGTTGTCCTTCAGATACAGAACCTCTTACTCCTCTTGTTCTATTGATGGTTGCTTTAATCGCCATTAAGAACTCCTTGATACGCTAGGATTAACAGTTGCAATACCTTCAACCACTCTAGTTTTAATAGAAGAAACGTCTGTTACGATTAGATCATAAACATATCGACCATATTCTAGAGTAGAAGTCTGAGTATTTGTAAGTGAAATTGAGATTTTGCCTGTAGTTCTATCGGCATCAAATGTAGTTGTAAAGTCTGTTGCAGTTGTAGATTCGTAAGTTTTACGAATTTGTGCAAGAGCAGTATAACCTGTCAAATCTAATGCTGAACCATCACTGTCACTAATTGTCACAGTGGTTGTAAAGTTAGCACCTTGATCTATGAATATATTTGAAATCGTTGCCATCGAACACAGTCTCCTTTGTTCTATTTATAAGGATTGTGTGTTAGATGTGTTAGATGTATTAGATTTTATGAACGGTATGCGTTTGCAATGATAGCAAAACCACCATCATAACCATATGTTCCTTGAACATTAGAATTAGGAATTGGGCGAGCATCACCAACATTTGTAGGTTTATATGAATTTGCATTTGGAGCTTGCCAATGTGTTCCTCCGCCGGCAACCGCCATTGCAAATGTTCCGTTAGTAACATTACTGGTATTGATATAACCAGATCCACCGCCACCCATGGCATAGTAACCAGCAGCACCACCGCCACCATAGTAACCACCACCGCCGCCACCGCCGGTTCCTTGTCCACCTTCATATTTAACGCCTGCCGTTCCGTTACCTAGACGACCACCTGTTCCTCCAGAACCACCAGCGTTCTGACTACCACCGCCGCCAGGAGATGATGAAGATTCTCCACCACTATAGTAAGTGCCACCAGCACCACCAGATGTTCCACCACCTCGGCCATCTCTTGTTCCACTAGATGCGTAGTCAGCACCGCCGCCGCCCGCACCAGCAATCAAATAATATACTGCGCTAGTATTGTTGAGGTCACTCACACTGCTAGTAAGGTTAAATCCAGACTGTGCATACTCACCAAAACGAGTAGAACCACCACCGTATCCTTGTCCGTAACCTTGAGAACCCCATGATGGGCCACCATCTGGGAATGGTTTTGCACCACCTTCAGCAACTGGGTTTGTGCCTGTGGCCCACGGCGAGGCAAATCCACCCTGGCCAATAATAAGTCTATATTCTGTTCCGGCGGTTAAGTTAATTTCACCATATACTTCACCACCAGCACCACCACGGCCAGCGCCAGCTTCACCTCCACCAGAACCACCAGCAGCACCCCATAAGTCCATAAAAACAGTTATATCTTGGTCTGGAACAATAGTGTAATATCCTTGAGTAGAGAGTGTGTATACTGTATTAATAAACTGCCCTGATCCATTTATTAGAATGCCAGGACGGGCATATACAATACTGAAAGTTCTATTTACTGAACCACCATCTGGGTCAGAAGCAGTAACGGTAAATGTCTTTGTTGTGTCACCAGTTACTTCATCTGCTGTTCCACTGAATGTTCCATTGGATGCAACTGTTGAATTAGCTGGTGCATCTGAAGAAGAATATGTGATCGTGTCTCCATTTGGGTCGGTTGCAACTAAAGTTCTGGAAAAAGTTTCCCCACCAGCAACTTCAGTTAATGTCGCACCAGTTGACCATGATGGACTAGCGTTTACATCTAAAATATCATCTAGAGTTCCAAACAATCCAGATTGGTTGACGACTCTGATATCATAAGGTTCATTTGCATCAACAAATGAAGCGGTTGAGAAAGTTGCTGTTAAAGAGGATTGAGAATTTACAGTAACAGAAGATGCGGTAATTTCGCTAGCATTAGTTCCAATAGCCTTCACAGTTGCCCCAGAACCAAAATTAGAACCAGTGATAGTAATATTATCAGTTGCATTATCAGCATCTAAAACTGTTGGAGAAATTGAAGAAACTGTTGGAGGAGCATCAATTGCCTTCCAGTTAATTCCATCATAATACTCCATCAAAGAGATTGTAGAGTTGAATCTTTGGTCACCAGCCTTAGGAGAACCTTCTCTTTGTGCAGTAGTTCCAACAGGCATTTTTGCAGCCTCAGTTCCACTAATCTCTGTGTTTACAAACAGGGAATCAGTCTTTGTAAGTGTGACTGCATTATCGTTAATTCCGTCTGTCTTAATTCTTGAAATTGGCATCTATCGTTTCCTGTTTCTCTTTATTTATTCTGCATCTGCAATTGTATTGCCCAATGCAACCCATTCTTGAAGTGCAGTATAATGTCGATTACCTTCTTCAATAGGTATCCAATGTTTTGTTCCATCAATAACTACCTCTACACAGAGATGGTTATTATTATCGTCATCTATATACTTTGCTGATTCTATATTCATAATTATAACTCCGCATCCATGTGAATTAAGTCTCCGTCAAATCCATCTGTGTGTTGAATGTCATAAGCGCTACCAGCGGAAGCATCAAGGGTAACTCTCCAACTAACTCTATCAGCAGAGATACCCTGCCTTGTTAAACTAAAAACAGTGGTTCCAGCAAATGGGGCCCCAGTATATCCAGTATGAGTTGTTGCTGGTGTTCCTCTCATTGGAACTTTAATAGGGTTTTGCCACCATTTATGCGTTGATGCATTACCTTCAATATAAATCCATTCTTGAGCACAGGCCTGATATTCTTGATAATATCTTTGACAAAGCGCAAGCTCTTCCCCATATGAACGGTGCTCGAATGGAGTAGCAATCTCGCCAACCTCTAATTGCATTTGTGCAATATCAATGTCAACATTTGATGCAGGCAAACTTCTAATAAAAGAAATATAAAGATAACTACTTGTTCCTATTGTTTTACCAGAAATACTTGGAAGGACAATATTGAAAGTAAATTTTTGCCATGAAGTAGTTAGAGAATATGATTGTGATGCTGGAACAACTTGAGAACTACCACCACTTCCAAAATTCTGTCCTAGTTCAATTGTAGAACTGTGAGCAGTAGATGCCTTACCCCAAAAAGATAATGTTACAGTTTGTCCAGCACCAGTTCGCACATCTTCAATTCTGTGACTAACAACTTTATTTGATGATGTAGAACCAGCAGTAAATCTAAAGAAATAAGTTGGTTCGCCAGGAACATCTGTTTGTCCAACAGTAAATGTTTGTTGAGTTACATTATCACCAGTAGTTCCACCACCAGCGACAACATACATCCTATCAGCAGTATAAACATCATTAACATCAGTGAATGATATGCCTCTTTGCCAGACATCAAATCCGCCATTGATAATCAGATTCCGTCTACCGTGAATCGCATTATCTTCTGAGGAACGGTTATTTAACTTAATCAATGCCATTATGGTTTCTCCGGCCATACTACATCATCCAGTGATGTGTATGTATCTGTAATATCTCTAAGTGCCTGTCTGTATGTTTTCAGAGCAGTAGGAATGTTTGTTCCCTTCTCTTTGTGCATTACGATTTCCCAATCGGTTTCTGCGAGTTTGGAGTTTCTTTCTACTCTAAGAAGTTTTAGAGGTTCTGCGTTTTCTAATTCTGTTTTCTTTGCAGACACGGCAGCCCAAGTCAAACCATCTGGATAATCTGTAGATTCAATTCCGTCATCATTACGAACTCTTAACATTTCATTAAATTCTGCTTCATTTGTAGGTTTACCATATAATACCCAATTAGTATATCCTAATTCTCTTATTGCGTCTTTTATCATAATCATTGTGCAATCTCCATAAGAACCAATGATGCAGAACTATAG